AACGCATCCATTACTCTTGTCTCTGTTTTGTTTAGTACACTCATAGTCTTATCTCCTAGTTAAAGGGCGTAATTGCCCTATTTATTCGTCTATACTTATTGTAATAACAGTGATTATCACAAATATTATCCATACGATCATCAGTATTGGCATGTCTATACTCCTAGTTTAATGGCTAACCACGCTCTGTCTGGCAGTCAACCGGGTTTCAAACTACTCTGTGCATCAAGCGTGCCACTATGTAACCCACTGGAATCACACTAACGCAGTGTCACAATGACACCAATGCAGTGCCACATTGACCATTAACGTGGTGCCAAACTGACACTAGTGCAGTGCTAGTGGTTAGCTGTCCATGGCTCACTGTGCGTGTACCTTATCGCGCGGGTGCGCGTGTCATGGTGCATGATGCGCGGACGGGGGGTACACCCCCCACGCGACGCGCGTGATGATTGATGGGTCCACGCCCCAACTGAGCCAGCATTTCAAACCTAGATTGACGCATCCCACTAATTAACAGCTAACCATGGTCGAACTAAAGCTTGCTTGGTAATACGCACCATGCTAACTTAAACTTATGAAAGACTTGGTAAAGAAAGAAGAATTGTATTCATTTCTTAACCAGAAAACTGGGCGGTTTGAGACTTACAACATGCACACTGGCGAACTGCTCATGTGCGATGGTGAGTTATTGGTTAAAGATGAATTTGCCTATACGGTGGAACTGTCCGATGCGATAGCCGGATTGGTGCGTGAAGGTAAGACGTACAAGAAAATAGCCGAGATGGTTAACATGCCATCGATCCATACTCTATATGCTTGGAAAGATGCCTACCCCGACTTTAAAAAGAAGTTGGAGCTAGCGAGGAAAGACCGAGCAGATCGTTACTACGATCGCGCAGTGGAGGAATTGGAGAATCGAGACTTGGCCACTAAGGATGATGTACCCTTGGCGAAGTTTAAATTCGATGGTTACATGAAACTGGCGGAGAAGGGTAACCCTGCGGATTATGGTCAGCAGACTAAAGTAATTGGAGATGCAGCGGCCCCCTTGCAAATAATAGTACAGACTGGCATACTTAGAGAAAATATCGAACCAATAACTGTGGAGAATGAGCATGAAGAAGTACAGGATTCAGTTGGGGAACAACGACGTAGTGGAGTTGAGCGAGAAGGACTTCAAGGAATATGTGAAGAACCAGAAGGGGATAGGCCATGACGATGAAGCTGCCGGGGAAAAGATCGAAGAAATCAAAGAGAATAGGCCCATCGGAAATAGGAAAAAGAAAGTCTCGAAGAAAGCCCAGCCGCGTTCAGGAGCTAACCGGAAATAGAAGTCGGTTAACTGAGCAGAATGCTAAGGTGTTGCTTGAGCAGCATGGGATTGACATAAACGACCCTGAGTTTCAGCGTTATTTGGTGCTGACGGGGCGTTCACTTGATGATGTAGTGGCGGATCTCCTTGACAGAGGGGAACAGGAAGCTGCGAACCAACCACAGGAGATATGATATGTGGCGGATACAGAATATAGATGATGTTATTATCCTATTTAAAGGGAATGTGGCTACATGCTTTTACCATCCTATCTTTGGGATGGGGGAATTCAAGAGAAAATTAAAAGAAATTAATGAACGCAACGAGATAATATTGGAGTAGAGATGCCTAAGTTATTACCTATTGGACAAGCTAAGATTAAACTTACAGAAGAGACTGTGGAGGCCAAGCGGCGGCGTTCTAAAGAATCTAAGAAGAAGATGCTGGAAGCTGCGCGTAAGGCGTTCAAGAAAGATCCTTCTAAGGAAAATAAGCAGCGTCTTATGCTATTAGAGAAAGATACCTATACTCCGCCTAAAGGGTTACCTGGCTCTAAGAGCTCTAAATAGGCTTATATGAGCGACCAACAAGTTATAGACCTTGGGTATACCCCCCGAGGTTTGCAGGCTCACCTGCACGCAAATCTTAAGCGATTCAACGTCCTAGTATGCCACCGTCGTTTTGGAAAGACGGTTTTTGCTATTATGGAGATGATTGATCAGGCTTTGCGCTGCGACAAACTCAATCCGCAGTATGCTTATATTGCACCGACCTATGGTCAGGCGAAGAGAGTTGCATGGGAATACCTGAAGCATTACACAAAGAATATCCCGGGGGCCAAGCCCAATGAGGCTGAATTAAGGGTTGACATTCCGCGACCTGCGAAAGGGGATAAGATACGTTTCATGTTGCTTGGTGCTGAGAATCCTGATTCATTGGCCGGGATATATTTGGACGGTGTGTTATTGGACGAGTATTCTCTCATGAACCCAGTGGTTTGGTCAACACTAATCCGACCTGCGCTATCAGATAGGAAGGGTTGGGGTATATTTATTGGGACTCCACGGGGGCAGAATCATTTCTACGATGTATACAATGTCGCGTTAGAGAATAAAACCGGCCAGTGGTACTCGGCCATATACAAAGCATCTGATACGAACGTCATGGATGCTCAGGAGCTCCTCGATGCGCGGATAGAGATGAGTGAGGATGAGTACGAGCAGGAGTTTGAATGCTCCTTTACGGCCGCACTCAAGGGTGCATACTATAGTAAATACATGCAGGAGACCGAGGAGCAGGGTCGGATAACCAATGTTCCATACCAGAAGGAGACTACAGTCTCTACTTACTGGGACTTAGGTATATCTGATACGACTGCTATATGGTTCATACAAGAGGTTGGCAGGGAGATCCACATCATTGATTATATAGAGAATGCTGGTGTAGGGTTGGAGTATTATGTCAAGAGAATTAAAGAGAAAGATTATATTTACGATGATCATTACATACCTCATGACGGTGCTGCTCGTGAGTTGGGTACTGGTCGTACTAGGCAAGAGACTCTTAGAGAATTGGGCCTTGGTACTCGGATCGTCCCTAGACAATCTGTAGCTGACGGAATCCATTCTGTGCGAATGTTGCTTGATAGATGTTGGTGGGATAGGATAAAATGTAGTAAGGGTATAAACGCGATGAAGAACTACCAGCGTAAATGGGATGGAAAGAATAAGATATATCTTGACAAACCTATGCACGATTGGTGTTCCAACGCCGCTGATGCTCTTAGAATGTTTGGTTTAACTTACAACGGAATAAGGGTTAAGTCAGTCGGCTTACCTAGAGAGGCATCGCATGAGTACGATGCTTTAGGAGTATAGCATGGGGTTTGGATCATTTAAAAGATTTGTACGAGGGGCTGTAAAGCAGACTAAGAAGGCAACTAAGAAGTTAACCCACGTAGTAGCTAATCCGATAGCTGAGACATACGGCGCACTTTCTGGGTCTAAGGCAGCAGAAGAACGTATACGAGGCGCAGCTGATGTACTTGTTGGTGGTTCACAGGCTTTGGGTACACTTGGAATTATGGGCACAGAGCAGACTAAAGAAGGGGTGGGTAAAGTAATCACTGGTGGTAGAGGCGGTCAAGAGCGTTCTGCAGAAGAAGCTGCTGTATTCGCTATCCCTGAATTACAACTAACGCCTGAACAGAGAAGAATTAGATCTGCTGTAGAAGCTAGAGAGCGCCAGAAGAAAGGTGGTCGTGGGCGTAGTGGTTCTATGTTAACTTCACAGAGATTATCGCAGCAGGCACAGACTGGCCCTGCAGATACTATTTTAACAACACAGAAAGGTACATCAATACTAGGTAGGTAACCATGTCCGACGAAAAACTGGGTGCATATGTCGTAGATCGGCATAGTAAAATGACTGCGGGATTAGAGAACTGGAAGCGGCATTGGGAAGATGTTGCTCAATATATTATACCTAGAAAAGACGATATGTACGGAATGCCTTATGCGACTAAGGGGCAACAGAAGCATAATCTTTTATACGATGCTACTTCGATTCATTCGAATGAGTTGATGGCATCAGCATTACATGGAATGCTTACCAATCCATCCTCTACTTGGTTTGGGCTCAGTACCGGAGATCCCCTCCTAGACGCTATCCCAGAGGTTAGAGCTTGGTTACAGAAGTCTGCGGATAAGATTATTCAGATATTAAATAACTCAAACTTTCAAACAGAGATCCATGAGATATATCTTGACCTTGGTTCATTCGGAACTGCAGTGTTGCGAATAGAGGAAGACGACGATGTGGTTGTTAGGTTTCACGCTCGCCCTATTTATAATACTCGTGTTGATGAAAACTATAAAGGAATCATAGACACTGTTTCTTATGAGTACGAGATGACTCTTAGACAAATGAAGCAGCAGTTTGGTGAAACATTCTTCGATGAGAAGATGAAACAGAATTTAATAGCTGACCCTAGTAAAAGAGAAACAGTTATTCACTTGGTGGAGCCTCGTGCTGATCGACCTTTCAACGGTAAGGGCCCAACTAATATGGCATTCGCTTCTTACCACGTACATAAAGAATCTAAGAAAGTTTTAAAAGAGGGGGGCTTCCAAGAGAACCCATACGCTATTCCTCGTTGGACTAAGATAGCTGGTGAAATGTATGGGCGCTCACCCGGTATGAAGGCGTTACCAGATATAAAAATTGTTAACAAGATGAAGAAGGCAACTATAGAAGCTGCACAGATAGCTGTAGCTCCGCCTCTTCAAGTACCGGATGATGGAGTATTACTGCCAGTTAAGATAGCACCTAGTAGTGTGAACTATTATCGTGCAGGAACTAAAGATAGAATTGAACCACTAGTCAGTGGCGTTAGAGTAGACATCGGTGAAAGCATGATGGATACTGTACGTTCACAGATTCGTCAGGCGTTCTTCATTGACCAATTACAGTTGGTAGAGAATGATCGTATGACAGCAACAGAAGTTATGCAGAGGCGTGATGAGCAACTTAGATTACTCGGTCCAATACTTGGTCGTCAGCACTTTGAACTTCTTAAGCCTCTTATTGATAGGGTATTTGGTATTCTACTGAGAAAAAATTTATTAGAGCAACCTCCTAAAGAATTATCTGGTGTTGACTTAGAGGTTCGATATACTTCACAGATAGCCAAGGCGCAGAGAAGTGTTGATGCAGAGAATGCAATGAGAGCTGTACAGATGGCCACACCATTTGTTGAGGTCAATCCAGATGTGATGGATAACTTCAATGCAGATGCCTTTGTACGCTACGGTGCAGATATTTACGGATTACCAGAATCACTTATGACTCATCCTAAGCAAATGGAGCAGATGAGGCAGGGTAGGCAAGAGGCTGCCCAACAGCAACAGCAAATGGAACAAGCACAGGGCGAGGCGGATATAGCCCAAACGATGGCAGGCGCAGCAGCGCAGGATCAGCAAACGGAGGCATAAATGTTTGGAAAAAGAGAAAGAAAGATAAGCGATACTATCATCGCTTATCGAAAGCTATTTGATTGTGAGGAAGGCACTAGAGTTCTTTACGATCTTATAAGATCGTGTTGGGTACTTACATCGACGTATGACCCGAACCCAAATGAAATGATTTACAGGGAGGGAGAGCGCGCGGTAGTTCTTCGTATCCTTAGAACTTTAAATACTGACCCTGAAAGAATTCTAAAGATGATGGAAGAGGGTCAAGAACAGGAGGATTTCTATGGCAACATTACTGAATAACGAACCAGAACCTACACCTACCCCACCACCAGAGGGAGTAACGCCACCACCAGAAGCACCTGCATGGCTACAGGGAGTAGATGAGGAATTTGTCAATGATCCGATCATGGAGCATGTGAAAGATGTTCCTACGCTCGTAAAGAGCTATGTGAACGCTCAGAGGATGGTAGGCAAGGATAAGGTCGTATTACCTGACCAGAACGCTTCTGAGGAGGACTGGACAGCTCTATTCACGAAATTGGGTAGACCTGAAGAGGCAGCATACGAAGCGAACCATGATAACATCCACGAGGACTTTACTAAAGAGTTCTATGCCATGGCGCACAAAGCCAATATGCTCCCTGCGCAAGTTAAGCAGGTAATGGACTTCTATTCCGGTAAGGTCACAGAGCAGGATCAATTAATCGATACTTCCTCCAAAGCAGCCACAGAGAAGGCCATAACAGGGCTTCAGGAAGAGTGGGGAGAGGGGTTTGAGAAGAATGTTCATAGAGCTCAGGCAGTTATCAAGCAGTTCAACCATGATGGCTTCAACGAATATCTGGATGAATCAGGACTAGGAAACGATCCCCAATTGATTAAATTCTTGGCGAAGATCGGAGAATCTATGAAAGAGGACACGTTCCAGAAGTCTGTTGTTACAGAATTCGGTCTAACTCCTGACGATGCACAGCGAAAGATCAACGAAGTTATGGGTAATTTTGACCATCCATACCATAACGCGGATCACGCTAATCATCAGCAGTCGATTGAAGACATGAAAAAGTTATTCGAAGCTGTAAGTTAGAGTATTGACACGTATGACATAGGCGGTTATCCTAGCACTAAGCATTGTTAGGGACAATCGCCTTGTCGATCCTACAAAAAGGCAACGCTAGAAGAGGTCTGGAAACAGGCAACCTATTCGTTGTTACATTAAGAATTTATTGTTTAACTTTTTAAAGGAGACTATAATGTCTATCGAAATTACCAAAGCGATGGTGAACCAGTATAGCGCCAACGTATTTCATTTATCACAACAAAAAGGTTCTCGGTTAAGAGGACTCGTTAGAAACGAAAGCCAGAAATCCGAAGCAGCTTTCTATGACAGAATCGGAAAAGTTACTGCTCAGAAAAAGACTGGTCGTCACTCAGAGACTACTTATTCTGACACTCCACACAGCAGGAGACGAGTAACGCTTGAAGATTATTTCTATGCTGATCTCGTTGACAAAGAAGATAAGCTTCGAATCATCCAAAACCCTGAGTCTGAGTATGCACAAGCTGCTATGAACGCTCTTGGTCGTGCGATGGACGATGTTGTTATCGCTGCCCTTCTTGGGAATGCTTATAGTGGAAAGACTGGTTCTACATCAGTTCCTCTCCCAGATGCTCAGAAACTTATTTCTCATACCGGCGCTGCAATTTCAGGCCTTAACGTAAAAACTCTTAGAGCTGTTAAAAAGAAATTTAATGCTAATGAAACTGGCGACAGTGGACTTTCATTTATTCTTAGTTCTGAAGAGCTAGATGACCTTCTAGGGGAAACTCAGGTTACTAGTGCTGATTACGCAGGCGTTAAAGCTCTTGTGCAAGGTGACGTAAACACTTTTATGGGATTCAATTTCATTCGTTCTGAAAGACTTCTCGTTACTGATGCTGATATTACTAGTGCTCTAATCACAACTGGTGCCGTCACTGGTGGTTCTGTTACAGTTTCTGCCGGAGCTAATAGATGTATCGCGTTTCAGAAAGAAGGATTGATCTTGGCCATAAGTGCAAGTATGAATTCAAGCATTGATAAGCTTCCAACTAAGCATTTCTCTACCCAGATTTATGCTAGCATGGGACTTGGAGCTGCTAGAATAGAAGAAGAAAAAGTTGTTGAAGTAATTATTTCAGCGTAATTTAAAACAAAGGATTAAACATGGCTAACTTATACGGTTCAAATTACACAAAAGCCTTCATAAATGTTCCTTCTGAAAAGATCGAGCCCGGCGAATTCGCTGGAAAAATGAAAGTGGCTTACGACGAGTATGATCTCGATGGTCTAGGTGTAGTTCTTGCAGCTAACGACATCATTTATTTGATGAAGATTCCTGCAGGCGCTAGAATTTTAGAAGCAATTATCGACTCTCCTTCATTAGGAACAACTGGTATTGTACAACTTGGTACAATCGCTGATCCTGATCGCTACATTGCCTCTGCCGATGCTGGTGGACAAGCTGTTCGGGCTAGAATGCCTGAAGGCGCGGATGGAGCATTTGAAGAGTTAAGTGTTGAAACACAACTGGCTCTTAAATGTACTGAGATCAGTACAGAAATTACAGGTATTGTTAAAGTATCTGTACATTACGTTATGGATTAATAAGTCGGGGCCTTCGGGCCCCTTCTTTTCAAAGGATTCGTTATGGCCTCATCGGTAGAGATATGCAATTTAGCTCTTTATTTGGTAGGTTCAGAAAGAATCTCCTCGTTATCTGAGAATACCAAGCGTGCTAAAATCTGCAATGATCTTTATGTTATAGTAAGAGATTCTTTTCTTGGCTCTCATCCTTGGAACTTTGCGGTTCGTAGAGTTGAGTTAGCTAAGACTGCCACTACCCCTGAATTTGGGTTTGAGTATGAGTATCAATTACCTGCAGATATTCTAAGAGTACTTACGCTAGAGCACGATGATATTCTATATCGTATTGAAGGAGATAAACTTCTTTCTAATGAAGCTACAATGAAAATAGAATACGTTGCTAAAGAAGAAGATACTTCTAAATATCCATCATACTTCATAGATGCGTTCTCTGCTAAGTTAGCAGTTCGATTATCTTATCCTTTAGTTCAGAGTAATGAATTAAAAACAGAGTTAAGAGATCATGCTAAAGAATTATTTAGAGATGCTCGTCTATACGATGCTCAAGAAGGTTCTCCTAGAGACCTTATGAAAACGGAGTGGACTGATTCGAGGTTTGGATGAAATACGTTCATGCACATAATGCTTTTAGCTCCGGTAAATTAAGTAAGAAGTTACGTTCTCGTTGGGATACAAAAGAGTACCCAAAGGGATGTGAAGAACTTAAGAACATGCTACCAATGAAAACGGGTGGTGCTGCTCGTAGGCCGGGAGCTTACGACTACCCATTTATTTCTAATTATATGAAAGGGTTTGGCTACGCAGGTTCTCCGAAAGCTCCTAAAGCAATTATGCCTTTTGTATTTTCTAGGACTGAAGCGTACTTAGCAGTTTTCTATGGTACCAATGACTGGCAGATATTTGATGTCTTTACTCATGAGGAACAACAATTAGATTCTTTTCCTGCGACTACAGTTTTACCTACAACTCCTGAATGGTCTTACGTCCAAGTGGGAGATATATTAATTGTCTTTACTCCTGCAGGAGATAACCCCCATATCATTATTCAGAGAAGTATAGATGCTGTAACAACATTTATTTTCGATATACTTGAGTTTGTACGATACTCTAATTTAAAAGATCCATACTTAACATTTCAAGGTATCCCATATAGGGATGCTAATATAGATCCTGATATTGTTTTGAAGGCCAGTGCAACAGGTGGAACCGATGGAATTAAAAATACATCGGGAACAGCAGTAACTCTTACAGCAGAAGATTCTGGGGCATCCCCTGTAGATTTTTTCTCTGCGGGGCATATCGGTACGTTCTTTAGAATCACTGATCCTACATCACAGAAAGAAGGTGTTGTTGAAATTACAGGTTACACAGATGCTTCTACTGTAACAGGAGTTATTAGAGTTAATCTTGGAGCTGTTGTTGTTTCAGGCGGTAGTGATGATTGGAGAGAAGCTTCTTGGTCTACCTATAGAGGATTTCCTAGAAGTATAGTGTATTACAATCAGAGAGTAGTATACGGTGGGTGTGCTGGGCAACCTGATACAGTATGGGCATCCGATCTTAATAACAATCGTTTCCTTATGGCCGACGTTCTAAAACAGGATATATCCACCGATATTTCTTTGACAGAGTATGCCGGTGCTTATGTATCAACACGGCCATTCAATTTTACAATCGCATCTAAAGAGATAAATGTTATCAACTGGATGAACGTATCCGATATGCTTATCATTGGTACAGCAGGAACAGAGTACGTTGTTATAAAAGTAGATGGATTATTTGATAGAGAGCACTTAGACGTTAGACCTAAGACTAACCATGGTTCTAGTCAAGTTGTATCTAGTTCTCTTGGTGAAGAAGGGATTGGATATATATCTCGTGATGGTAGAAGACTTAGAGAGTTTAATTATTCTATCGATAACGGGAAAACAACAGACTTAGATTTATCAATTTTATCAGATGATATTTTAGAAGAAGGTGCCGTCTTTACCAAATTAGTTTGGCAAGAATCAAGATCAACTCTATGGCTCTTATCTTCCGATTATAAATTATACACTATCACGCTAGTTAAAGAAGCCGAAGTAGCTGCATGGAGCACGCATGAGATGGCCGATCACCCAACGGTAGGTCAGAATGTTCATGACATAGCTATCTTACCCAGTTCCGCAGGAACATTCGATGATGTCTACTTAGTAGTAGGAGACACAGATAGTGCAAAGCGTGTGATGCGAATAGGACAGGATTATGATAATTACTGTGCTGACCATAATATTGAAAGAGTATTACCTTCTAGTTCAATTGTTACAAATAGAGATATTGAGTTTACTTATGTATCAACAGATATTCCACTAGCTCCTAGATTAACGGAACGTTTTCCAAGTAGTCATAGGTCCGGTAGTGGACTTCAGTTAGGTATGCCGGTTACTATAACAGGTGGGACATTAC